AACAATGTCAAAAAGATTCTGACAAAGCTCACAAGTTACCATTAATAATTTTCAAGCAAGATAGACAACCAACTTTAGCTGTAGTCCCCTATGATGTAGGGTATAAATCTAATAACTACGTTGAATTACATAAACAAGATAGGTATTACAGAATGTATTTGTTTGATGAGATCTTAGCTGAATCAGATTCTATCTGGTTACTTTAAGAAGTGTTTCTAGTAAATCCATCTGACCACGCATAAACTTGTATAAAGTTTCAGCATTAACTTCTTGAGGAACATTTTCTCTTTGAGTTAATCTATTCATGGAAAGCATAGTAGCCTTAGAAATCTTAGTAACAAATTTAGTAGTTCTTCCTACCTCAGAATCATCTAAACCTTCAGTTTTTAAATTTAATTGTCTAGGAGTCTCACCAGCTTTTGATGGTGTACTAAATTTTATACCTGCTTTAGTATAGTCTATACTTGCAGGATCGAAAGATCCACCTTTCATTGATTCAAATAATTCATTATAAACATCATTAGTTTTAAATGATATTAAATCACCACGTTCAGTTGCTAAGAATGTAACTGCATCATCTTTGGAATACCCAGTTATTGCTGACATTCTTATCAATGTTTTAGATGCTAATAAAGCCGTAGCTTTATCTGATCCACTAGTTAATTCAGAGTATTTTTGTATTCTAAGTCTTCTGGATAAATACTCAGCAATCCTCTGCCTATTCTCTTCATGTTCGTATTTTGCATCTATTGTTCCAGCTAACTCTGAATCTTCTATATCAAAAGGTAGCTTTTGTTTTAGAAGTTTTACAATATCCTTACATACTTTTTCAGCAGATTGAATCTTTAACTTGCCAGTAGCATCTTTGAATACTTGATCGTTTTGTAAACCTTGTATTGTTTTTTGTATTGAATTTTCAATATCTGTAAATAATTTTTTACTTGCGTCAGATTCTGTTCTATCACTGAATAGTTTACTATCAATCTTTGGTAGTAAATTTAATGATCCCTGAATTTGTCCAGTAAAATGACCAACCATTCTATGAGAACCTTTGATTTCACCAACATTACTATCATCTATCTTTTGTAAAAACTTTTGGCTGATTGAAACCTCGTATCTACCAGTCTCTGGATTAAGCACTGGAATAGCACCAGTCTTTTGTGCAAAAGCATTTGCCTTAGCTTGATCTGAGTATTGGAATACAACATCACCTTTAGTTCCTGTATCTGTATCTTCTCCACCAGTTGATATTTGTTTACCGATGTGACGAACCCCATCAGGTTTTGCTTCATTATAAATTCTAATCATTGATTTACCAATGACTGATAGTAACCCTTTTATTGCTGTGCTATTACCAAATACCTCAGATAATTCTTTAGAAGCTTCACCAAATCCTGCCGAATCTAAATCAAGTGCTCCTGTCTCAATTCTCTCAGAGAAGAATTGAGCGGCTTTTAAATATTGTCTTCTTCTAGTAAATAAATAATCTAAGAACTTTTTACGACCAGCCTCTCTAGTTTCAGGATTTCTCATCTCTGAGATAAACATTAACGTATGCTCTGCTAGTTTACCTCTTAAATCATTTAAGAATTTTTCCTTAACTTGTCCTACTTTTACAATTTCTAAAGAAGCACCTTCACAGTTTTGTTGCATTCTTTGTATTGCAATTTTTTGTATAGGGTTTGCAGCAACAACAACACCCTCATTTGTATTTCCACCAAAAAAAACTAATTTATTAGAATCTGATTTATCGTACATACCAACTCTGTATTTTATTGAGTTGCATTTTTCTTCAGATATATTATCTTCTAAGAAAGACATTAGTAAATCATTAGATCTAGTTGCTTCATAAATTAACGCTGGACTCATAGGCTGTTCAGAGAAGTCTCCTTGATCGTTTAAGGATATAGAAGTTCCTCTGGTTAATTTATATTCAAAACTTCTGGTACTTAGTGGATTAGTGAATGCTTGTACATTTCTAGCTAATCTTTCTACGCTACCTCTACCACCAGTAGATGTAGCAACTTCAGCTTTGTACCACTCAGTCGCAGCCATCCCCTCAATATACCTAGCTGAGTTACTAATATTTTCTAAAGATCCAGGACTGGCTCCAACCATAGTCAATCCATTTCCTGGAGTCTGTGCTTGTATAGCAGCAGCTTGAGCAGCCATTTGTTCCTCGGGAGTTTGTGGCTGTTCTTCTTGTTTTGTATCCTCAGGCTTTTCTTCAACACCCTTACCACTCATAGCATCAAGCAAAGTTTGAATTGCTTTATCTTGTGCATTCTTATCTAATGGTTCTTTTTTTGCATTAAGAGTAGCAATATTTCCTTGACCATCAAATATTGTAAAAGTTTTTGGTCCAATCTGAACACTTACGCTGTTATCTTTATTTTTTCTATATGTATATTTTTCTAGACCAGGATAATTTATATTTACATAACCACCACCAACTGGAGCCTGTAGTAATACTTGTTTTAATTGACTAAAGTTTGGATCGCTATCAAATGCTTGTTCATTAATAAAAGTAATTTTAAATGTGCGCTTTTTTAGCTTCTTATAACTGTCTAGTAATTCTGAGAAGTAGTCCATGATACATTATAGATAAGAAGAATAGCCCAACCCGCATTTAATACAGGCTGGGCTTTAGTTCACATTACAAACTTAACTAGGATGGATTGCTATAGTTGTAAACATTCATGAAATCATACTTGAACATTACAGTTAAGGTGTGGAACTGGTTAGTTGCATAGTTAAACTCGGATGCAGTCCATGATGTAGGATAAACACCATAAAGTTCTATAACTGAGTGAGGTTGTAGTGTATTGTCTAACATAACAATCTCAGCAACTTCAGCCTTAAATGTGTTTCCAAAACCACCACCTGGTTGTGAACTCTTAGTCATTTCACCAGTTAGTGGATCATAAGTATGACGGAAGAATCTAAATAGATCAGCCGCAGTCTCTCTTAGATAAAGGTTATCAAATTCCACTGAAAGATCTTGTGGCGTAGTTTTTCCAGGATAGTGAAGCTTATCATTTACTCTGTCTACAACAATCGCTTCATTCTTTAATTCCATACCACTAATCTTCTTAGCAGCTAGAGTTAAATCTTGCACGTTTGTTATATCGGCAGGAAGACCTTTGAAGTGTATTTCAAATTGATAAGCTCTTACCGAATCAAGGTCTGTTGATACTGTAGGAAGCCCTTGGCCTGGAGTAAATTGTCTACCGTACTTTTGTTTATAATAAGATGTAATTGCCATATATTATCCTTATAGTGTACCTAACTGAGCCGATTGATTAGTTAGGTTAATTTCAAAGATGATGACCTCGGCAGTCTTTGTGGGCTTAATAAGAACCTTAGTCCACATCTCATTTCTATCAACTCTTACAGGAGTGTTAACTGTTTCATCACAGACAACTCGGAATTCTGTGATACCTCTTCTTCTACGAATATCATCTAGGAAGGGGTTGATGGCTGCTTCTACTTGTGCCCAAGTAAACTCATCGTTAGGTTCAAAGATAAATCTTTGAGCAGCTTGTAGAATAACTTTTCTTACATAAATCATTAATCTACGAACATTGATTCTGTCCAAAGCACTAGCAGTTCTTTGAGCAGTTCGTTGACCGAAGATTGTTATACCTTGTTGAGCGAAGGATACTATTGGGTTAACTATGTTTCCACCACTGTATAGACTATCTCTATCTCCCTGATTAAGTTTAACTTCAACCTCTGTTGGTTTTGTTAATCTACCTCTAGTGAATCCAGCGGGTGCAAACCAAGTTTCTGATACTGCATCTGTATAAGCCATTTGACGAGCACCAAAGATTGCAGGATCATACCAACGATCTTTACCATCAAATGTTGAGAATACCTTTACCCAAGGCCAATATACAGCAGCATAAGAGCTGCTTATTGGTGCTGTTCTTGAGTTTGCAGTAGTAGAAGACCTACCGTTAGTCCAATCAATCGCATTTTGAACACTTCCAACACCGTAAGGTGGAGATAAAAGTGCTAAGAAGTTTTGAGTGGTTTCTGCTAAAGTAACTAAGGCATTTTGAACGGACTGGGTATGAATACCAGGTACTAAAGCGATTCCTACGTTTAAAGTAGGATCGTCTAATGCTTGCATACCAGTCTTGGTATCCCCTGTTGATGTTCCGATAAGAGCATCAGCAGCAGTAGCAGTAGCATCACCGTTAGTTCCACCTGCCATACTTACTGTACCTTGAATTAGTTTAATAAATCTACCACCAGCAGTATTAGGTGTTAAGGTTACTAGTGTTGTGCTAGTAGCATTAGGGCTTAATACAGGATCAAGTGTTCTATAAGAAGCAGTAAATGTTCCTGCTCCAACTAAATCAGATAGTAATTTAGCAAAGTTTGTAAGTCTTGATACTGATGCATCAGAACCACCCTTAACTAAGTTACCCTTAAT